GGATTGCCCGCAACTCCGACACGCAACTGCTACTCCTAACCTGTGAACAGATGGATCGCAGAACGCAACTCATTGCCAAGATTGAGGAGACGCAAGAGTGGCGACTCTACCGAGCGCTTCACGATTTGGAAAAAATGATTAGCCAGAACCTTTCACTCCTCGGATTCACACCCGCTGACCGAACCCGCATGGGCGTAGCTGAAGTCAAGGTCGCAAGCAAGCTGGAAGAACTAATGGAACGAAGGGCGAACCGTGTCTCGGCAAATGCTGATTGAAGCGCTTGAACAACAGGGCGCAAAGATGCAGAAGTCGGTGAACAGCAAGACTGACTTGCTGATTGCTCTTGACAATCCGACTGAGTCAAAGTTGCAGAAGGCAAGAGAACTAGGAATCAGAATTATCACCATCGAAGAACTAAGGAATAGCAATGTGGCCTCCACAATGGCTGACTCCAGTTCCTCAGACTGACATCCTCAACGGTGAAGGTGATGTTGTCATCGACTTTGCCGAAGCGTTTGGGATTATTACTAAGGATTCACTAGCGGGCCGAGCAGGAACACCCTTGCACCTGCGTGACTGGCAGAAGGAACTAATCCGTCACGTCTTTGCAGGTGATGAGAACGGCTATCGCCACCGCATCTCCCTAATCGGTATGCCACGCAAGAACGGCAAGTCTGCTCTCGGTTCGGTGTTCGGGCTTTACTCGCTAATCCTCGGAGCCAGAGGTGCTGAGGTCTACTCAGTAGCAGCCGAAAAGGAACAGGCCCGCATTGTGTTTCAAGACGCAAAGCGCATGGTCGAAGCATCACCCGAACTAACCGCAATCACCAAGCTTTACCGTGACGCAATTGAACTCCCAAAGGCAGGTTCGGTTTACCGAGTGCTGTCTGCCGAGGCTTACTCAAAAGAAGGTCTAAACCCTTCGGCAACTATCTTTGACGAGCTACACGCACAGCCCACCCGTGAGCTGTTTGACGTTATGTCGCTGGCTATGGGTGCAAGAGGTCGCCTTGCAACCCTCATCGCCATCACCACCGCAGGCACACGCACAGACTCAACGGCGCAGGAAAGCATCGCTTTCAACCTTTACAACTACGGCAAGAAGATAACCGCAGGTGAGGTCAAGGATGATTCATTCTTCATGGCATGGTGGGAAGCTCCTGCCGAGGCTGATCACAAAGACCCCGAAACATGGAGGTTAGCTAACCCTGGCTATGACGACATCTGTTCGGCTGAGGACTTTGAGTCAGCAGTCAAGCGAACCCCAGAAGCCGAGTTCAAAATCAAGCGCACTAACCAATGGGTGAACTCTAAGACTGCATGGTTGCCAGCTGGGTCGTGGCAGGAGCTAGAGGAAACCTTTGAGCTTCTTCCTTCGGATTCCTACATTCTCGGCTTTGACGGATCGTGGAGCAATGACTCAACAGCCCTAGTCGCCGTTATCCTGCCGAGAGAAGAAGATGATGTCTACCGAGCCTTCCGTGTTGCGCATTGGGAGAAAGACTTTGCCCTCAATGACGACTCATGGATTGTAGACAAGAAGGAAGTCTCAAAAGCGGTCATGGACTTTTTCGACCAGAACCGCAACTGCCGAGAGCTAGTCGCTGACCCTACCTACTGGGAAGACGAGATGTGGCAATGGCAGGAATACGGCATCCCTGTTGTCGAATACAAGAACACGCTGAACCGAACCGTGCCTGCAACAGCCAAACTCTACGAAGCAATTATGAACAAGAAGATTCGGCACAACGGCGATGCGGCTCTAGCACGACATCTTGACAACTGCGTCTTGAAGATAGACTCTCAGAGAGGCGCTCGTATCACGAAGGACTACCGAAACCCGAAGCTCAAGATTGACCTTGCCATTGCACTACTGATGGCGTTTGACAGGGCATCTAGTAGAATCGAAGAAGACGTAGTGCCTCAAGTTTTTATTTAGGCGGTAGATTTTGGGACTTTTTGACAGGCTTCTCGGCAGGGAAGATCGCAGCATCAGCTTTCAAACCATTTGGGGCGCTGGCGATGACCTGCAATCGCTAGGCACTTATTCAGCAACTTTGGTAAACAGCGAGACCGCATTTCAGGTCAACGCTATCTACGGAGCCGTGTCGCTTATCTCAGACACCATCTCAACGCTTCCTGTTTCAGCGTTCGTTCGCAGAGACGGCGCTCGCATTCCTTTCCGACCAACTCCAGCATGGGTTGAGAAGCCAGACGTAGACACCACCAGAGAGGCTTTCTACGGCGCTGTAATCGTTTCGCTACTCCTAGACGGCAACGCCTTCATCCGTGTCTTTACATCGCCTTCTACGGGCGAGGTCATAAACATGACCGTGCTGAACCCTCACCAAGTTGAGGTCGAGCGCAACGGACTAGGCCGTGTGATGTTCAGGCTACTGAACGAGGACAGACTGCTTTCCTCAGACGAGGTCATCTTTATTCCTGACGTAGTGCGACCTGGTCACATTCGAGGCGTGTCACGAGTCGAGGCTCTGAAGGAGAACTTCGGTCTAGCCATCGCACTTCAGAACTACGCTGCCAAGTTCTTCGGATCAGGCACGCAGACTTCAGGTGTTATTGAGTTCCCAGGCAACCTGACCGCCGAGCAGGCTAAATCAATGCAAGAGGCGTTCGACTCAAGGCACAAGGGCTGGGGCAGAGCGCACCGCACCGCAATCATTTCGGGTGGCGCAAAGTATGTTCCAACCTCAGTTGAGAACGACAAGGCGCAGTTCCTAGATTCACGCCGCTTGGCTGTCGAAGATGTTGCCCGTGCGTTCAACATTCCATCAAACTTGCTGAACCTGCCAGGCTCAAACACCTACGCCTCGGTAGAGCAGAACAATCTCGCTTTCGTGACGCACACAATCCGACCAATCGTGCAGAAACTAGAAAGCGCATTCAGCCCGCTCATGCAACGAACCCCAGGAGGAGAAAACGCCTTTATCAAGTTCAACATTGACGGACTTCTAAGGGCTGACATCAACTCTCGCATGAGCGCTTACTCAACGGGCCTTCAGTCTGGCTTCCTGACGATCAACGATGTTCGCAGGCTTGAAGACCTAAGACCAATCAACGACCCATCGGCAGACACCGTGCGAGTGCCACTAGCCAACGTAAATGTCGAGGCAGCAGACCTCACAGCAACCGACAAGCGTGTCGCAATGGCCTCCAAGCTGGTTCTGGCGGGCTACGACCCAGCCGAGGTTCTTGCCACTATGGGACTGCCTGCAATGACCCACACGGGCGTTCCAAGCGTTCAGCTACAAGCGCTCCAGAATTTAGTCCTAGAGGGTGAAGACCCACAGACCGCATACGAGGTCTAGTTGCTAACCCAGAACGTCTACTCAATCGGGACTGCTGTTAGCACAGTAGTTGCACCGACCGTTGACGCTGGGCGTTATGTCCTAAAGAACCTAGAGCCAGGCGAGGAATCAGGCGAGCTTGCCCGTGAAGGCTACCTTTACACGGTGAGCAGATACTTCAACATCGCAAACAACGGCACGGCTATCTTCTCTTTTGAGACAGGCCCGCAAGGTGCTCAGTTCGAATACTGGGAATTTGACAGCTCAAGCTCAAGCGTTTTGGCTTCTCTGGTTGAAGGCGCAACAATCACCACGGGATCAGCCATCCCTGCCTATAACCTGAACCGCAACGAATCCGACACTTACCAATCAGTCCTCAAAGGCGCTACGGCGCTCACAGGAGGCACAACAATTCTCACGCAATACATCGGCGCATCAAACCAAGCAGCGGGCGGTGTAGCGACTTCTACGCCTGTAACCCTAGAGCCGAACACTCAGTATGGCTTCACCTTCGTTGACGTAGGCGGTGTTGGAACTAACGTTCACATCAACTTAGGCTTTGCGGAAAACTACAATGGTTATAACCGCATCTGGCTTGGAACGGTTGACGATTCATTTGTCCTAAACGGAGGAGAAGAAATCTCAATGATTCTTACCCCTTACGAAACAATCAACGCAGTCGCTCGCAGAGACGGTTGCCGACTAGCAGTTATGAGGCAGGACTAATGCCATACTTTGTGACCGCAAGAGGAGAGCACCCAGACTGCTCAGGCTATGGCGTAGTCAAGCAAGACTTTGAACTAATCGGCTGTCACAAAACTAGACAGGAAGCCGTAGACCAGATGATCGCAGTTTCACTCGCAGAAGGGATAGAGCCAGGTGGCACTTATACCAGACAGAACAGGGATTCCGAAGAACGAGAACTCCCCGACAACTACCGACCTGCCCTCTCAGAAGATGTCCCCGAAGGCCGTGCCTGTGGCAACTGCTTCTTCTACAACGAAGACCGCATCAGCCCCGAAGGTGACAAAGCCTGGTGCGAAAGGTGGAGCGAGTTCGTAGAGGGTGACCACTACTGCAACGCTTGGCAGGAAGACAAGGAGCGCTCAGTTCGAGCGATGCCAGGCACATTGCGAATTGGTGACTTTGTTTCTTGGAATTCAAGCGGAGGCCGTGCAAGAGGCCGTGTGACTGAGATTGTTGAAGACGGCACAATCAACGTTCCTAACAGCTCTGTGTCAATCAACGGATCATTCAGCGACCCTGCTGCCCTCATTGCCCTATACCGACCAGACGGCGATGGTTGGTCGTTCAGCGGTCAGTATGTCGGACACAAGTTCTCAACGCTTACTCGCATCAATCCACTCCCAGAACCTTCT